CTACACGACGCTCTTCCGATCTTAATTTAAAACCCGCCATCTGTAATCTATATCCCATGATATATGGATTGAATGGAACCTTATGAAACTCTCCTAGACTTGACTGATGTCCATAAATAACTTGTGATAATGTAATCATTCTATCGATATCCATCTGCGTACTGAGAGGATTATTCGTTACATTAATCGTCCAAAGTTTTGCAAGAGCATCAAAGTTCGTTGTGCTTAATCCAAGTTTTCCTCCAGGCTTTAAGACTCTATAAATTTCACTTAATGCTTTGTCTACCAATCTCATTTCGATATGTTCTATAACATCATTCGCCTCAATATAATCAGCATAATTATCAGGGAAAGGAAGATTACAAAGATCACCTTTAACAAACTTTGCGTTCTTTGGAATCGTTGCATTTCTATATAAACCTTCGCCTGTCTTCTTGCCCTTCTTAAGATCTTCCAATGTAAAGAAGTTATCTACGTTTATAAAAGGATTCTCTGCTAACCCCACACCACATCCTAAATTCAACCATATAGGTTCTTGTTTTTTCATATGTTTATTTAATTGCTTCTACCCACATGCCTTCAGTAGCGACGAACGTTCCTTCGAGACTCTTAGCGTGATGTGCATAAGCTTTTGATTTAATAATAGTTGGCGACCCTGTTGGAAAAATATCTATAGTGATCTTCTTCAAATCAAATCCCGCTTCCTTTAATCTAAACGCAATTGAATATGGATTAAAAGGAACTCTATGGAACTCTCCTTCATGAACTTGATTACCGTATATAATCTTTGATAACGAAACATATCTATCAATATCTAACTGGGTGCTTAAATTATTTCCTGTAATATTAAGGGTCCAAAGTTTGGCTAGCTCATCAAAGTTAGTTGTGGCTAAACCTAACTTACATCCAGGCTTAAGAACTCTGTGGATCTCACGTAATGCGACATCAACTTCATTCCAACTTAAATGTTCTATCGCGTCATTACATTCCACATAATCAATCGTCTCGTTTTGATAAGGCAAAGCAGTCATGCTCGCCTTCATAAACTTAACGTCTTTAGGAACACGCGCATTCACATAAGCAGGATCCTTTCTTTTTATACCGTCCTTCAATTGATCCAGTGTAAAAAAATTATCTATATTAACAAAAGGTCTGTCGGCAAGACTGACCCCGCAACCTAGATTCAACCAAATCTCTTCTTTCTTTTTCATATTTATTTCATTATTACCTTATAAAAAATTCCCTGTAATTGGCAGTCAAGCATTTAATAATTAATTACTTGATTTCTTTCCTAACTCTTCTGCTTCCTTCTCGACCTTATCCACGTCAATACCTAACGCCTTTGCTTGTTCTCTACTAACAATCAATGCATCTGCTCCGATCAAATCGTTCAAATACTTATCGTCCAACATAATCCCATCCTTAAAACAAACCTCTCGAAAACCATCTATAGTTTTCCAGAACGTTTCTTTAATGAGGTCCTTAATCGCTTTGTTCTGCTCAGGACTTGAATAAACTGCGTCTATGATTGTAAGCACTCTTCCTTCGAGGATAGAGATTTCATCTACGATGATGCCGAATCTAAGACCGCGTGACTTCTTAACCATACCAGGGACCATATCGCTTCCTGATCTTCTTATTTTATTTTTCATGACTATTTTTTTGACTTAACTCAACTGCCAATTACAAGGAACTTATTACATTCTATCACTTGACATCGCACCACGCAAGGAATAAAGTAAGGGCATATTATCAATAATGAAAAACAAAAAATGAAAAACAAAAGTAACACGATAAGTTCAGAATCCGTAGCGCTTTTAAAATCACTTATCAGCTCATCAGTCGATATAGTGAATCTAGAAGTTAGGGGCAAGTGGTTAACCGCGCTCCTTGATAATGGCATCTACTTTAGCGTTTTAAATAATTTGTAATGAGAAGGAAATCCAAGGATCCGTTACGCCCAATTAGCAGGTGCCCCAAGCCAGGCACCGAGGCGTACAGCAAATACTTCATAAACGTTTATAAAACGCTCGGCAAGGCTCATTACGCGAAGAAACAGGTAGATTATCACAAACGCGCAATCCCTTCGCGCCAGGCACCTTTTTAAGCGTTACAGGCGCATCTTTAAACACGACTCCACACAGGGGTCGTTTTTCTGTATCCGAAGGATCGGTTTTCTGTAATTTTTTTGCGAATTTTTTAGGGGCGTGCATTTCCTCGGGGGAAAACGTAACGAAACAACCCATTACGCGTTATTGGTGTTTTTCAAAATAGGAGTCGCGGATCCAGGAGGTACCGTTTCCCTTCTCCATGCCGACTTCCTCTCGGAGTCTCTATCGACAACCCCCCATGCCTCTTATTATTATTTATGCATGGTGCGTTGTGTGAGTACACGCAACGCGCTATTTAGTTTGCTTCGCAGTTAAACACTAGTGCTTCGTGGCTAAAGAAGAACACGCTGTGCGCAACGCGTGTTTGGCAACTTTGTTTTGAGATTAAGATACTAGTCCTATCTTACATATCACGTTTATATTAATAGTTTAATAGATAATATTATGTTTACAGTTAATAAGATACACGAGAGTTTATCAAATGGAATGTCAAGGGTTACACTTAACAGAGACTTATATCGCTTAATAAGCGATTCAAGCAGAATATCTGCACAAGACAGATTTCTTCCAGTAGCAGAACAAAGAGCTACACCACTTAAGATAGTGGATACTATCAGAACCAAATCAGGCTTGATTTACAAGAAGTTCGTAGTTGATGGAGTTGAAATATTCTACAGATACGACGCAACATCAGAATACAAAGCTGATATCGTCGTTAAAACAGCTGATGCAGAGGCGCACCTAGTTCCTTTTGTCAGTTCTATCAAAGCGGTAGATTACGATTTTAGTCCAATAGCTGCGTAAGACGGAGAAGTGGGTTTAGATTTCCTTACGGAATTATCCACAAAAGCACAAAATACGCGTTTCACGCTACGAGAGGAATAAAAACCTCGCGTAGCGAAAAACGAGTGTTTCGTGTGAAACATCGTTTCGTGCGCAACATCGTTAATCTTCTTTAGGAGGCGTCATCATGTCACCAGAAGCTCAACATTTAGAGAACCAGAAATACCTTGCTAAGTTACGCACTGAGCGTATTGGCAAGAACGGTAAAGACAAAGTCCAAGAGACAGTAATTACCAATCTCGAAGTTATCGCTCCTAAGCTATCCGAAGAAGGTTTCAATTGGGTGAAGAAGATATGCTATATCTAATTCCCCTATACTCTGTAGAATCAGAGTCTAATCCCTTCTAGCCAGGATATACTTCTGGCTTAACTTACATAAAACCTTGCTAAAACAAAGCAAGATTGTCCCAATTTGCCGCTTTATGCGACTGGCGTTTGTTGGTGTTAGTAAAATAACCATCATAAGATGAATCTAGGTGTCATACGAAATCAGTAGAGATTATAAAATGCTTATAATTAAATTATATATAAAAAGAAGCTTATCCTACTGAGTTCCTATGACATCTAGACCAATTTTATACTTATAAATAGTTAGTTAGGTACTGGGGCATGATAATAATACATCAATGTAGCGATTGAAGGAGCAAATGTATAGCTACCTTCAGCCTTGGTACCTAACTAATTATTTAACAATTTATTAACCTGGCGTCTTAATTAGCAGGTAGGTTGAGATATCTATTTAAGGTTTGTTTATGGGAGACGTAAGAATATCCATACATGCACCAAAAATCTTATATACCTCAAATAGATATCCTAATCTATCTGCACAATAACATGATTGAACCAATCATTAGCGTTTATTTACAAACATATGGAAAAGAAGCTTATCAAGGCTTGAATTCCTTTAAAGACAAAATGAATCTATGCAAAACAAAATTGAAATCATTGAAGTTTGCGGAAGATACGTCGGAGTCGTCCAAGCTATCATCAGAGGCGAAACCTGTGTCTTTAGAACTTTTCCAGTGAGAACAGCAGAAGTGTACTAATAGAGAAAATTCACAATTTCATAGCAGAGCAAAACAAAATTGCTCCATTGCAACAATTATCATTATGCTAATCTAATAAAGCAGTTATATAACATCATATAACTGCTTTATTTCTAGAAAATGCGTGAACTGAGAATATAGCATACAACATGGTAGGTGAAGATGTCAAGATATTATCAATTATAAGCCTATAAATAACAATAAAAATGAGAAAAGCATACAATATTATGATTTGCTATTTGGGAGCTTTTGCGATAGTATTTGCAATACCAGTCATAGCCACAATCGTAGTTTTAAGTTACTGTTTTGTTTACTGGGATTTTAATCCCTTACTGAATCTTTGGGATGGAAAAGTCATAAGAGCATTAATAACTGCAGCTATCTTAGTCGGAACTGCAATAATGATAGGTTTAAGTAAAGACCTGTAATAAAATGAAAAAATCAATAACAATAAGCATCATAGCAATCTTGGCCATACCAAGTTTGGCATTTGCAAGCTGGTGGAATCCATTCTCATGGGGAATATGGAAACATCACAGTACAGAAATTGCACCTAAAGTAGAAGTAGAAATACGCGCCGCAAGTTCCACAATATCAGCAACAACAAGCCCTAAAATCATAAAGAAAATTACTGTTAAGAAAGTAGAAGTAAAAGAACCAATAGCAACAATAACTCAACCTCAAATATCGACTCCACTCATAGTTAATGCTACAATTGCACCAGCAATACCAGTTACAACTACAATAACTCCAGTTACGCCATTAATAACTCAACAAATAACACAAGCACCAATGATAGAAGAAAGAGCAACAGCAGATATAAGTCTTACAGGCTCATATCCAAGCAATATAGACAGACAAAATAACGCATCTTTATGGAATGCATTATTAACCATTAATTATGGTCCAATCACAATCAATAGCTTAACTATTAGAATTATAGGGTCAATGTCAGATTCAGATCTTAAAAACCTAAAGTTATATATTAATGGTAATCAATATGGATCAACCATAGAGAATATAGGTGGAGATTTTAAAGCAAAATTTGAAAGTCCAATAATAATAAACAGTGGAACAACAAGAATAGAACTAATTGGAGATAATGTCGCATTAAGTGGCAGAAAATTCAGTTTTAAACTATATGAAAATCAAACCACAGATTCATTTGGAACAATTAGAATTTCAGGAGAGGCAAGAACACCAGATCAAACAGTAAATTAAAAACTTAAAACAGGCAGAAACGAGGAATAGCAAAAATATTGCAACTTTGCGCAAAGCATATAGCGAATAAGCACATAAAAGTACAACGTAGGGAGCAGATGAGCTTCAATCTCAACATTAAGATATCACTCTCGATAACGGAGAAACTAGAGGATATGAGACATAAGAATCTATAATATACCATCCAAGTATTATCATCTTGGGGTTTATTTATTCTGAATCGTACAAACTTCATGACTTCATTCGCTCCTCATTTCTGCCTGTTTTTAAATAATTGAATGCACAATCAAGCTCAGTGGCTGAACAATTTCTCTCGCGGGGAATAAAGCACAATAAGAAAATCTGTAAAGATTGACTTACTGATAGAGTTTATGAGAGTTAGATAACTATTTTACCTAGATAAGGATATATTCAATCCCTCTGAGCTATGAATATGGCTTGGCAAATGGTAAGTATGCGGAGACTTGCAAATGACTGCAAACGCATTGGATGTCGAATCATCCCGAACATTAAACATCAGCCTAATTAGCTGATGCGCTCGTTATAGTAAAAGGAACTTACATGGAAACATGAGGGTGATCATTAATCCCTCGTGAGCTTGACTGTGCATTTAATTCAAATCAACATGAATAATATAGAAATAACATCAATAGAAAAAATACCAGAAGATATAACAGTTGGATATCTTCAAGTAGTAATAATGCCAAATGGAGAAGTAATTTGTGAAGGAAAATCATTAGGGTTTTTCAAAAAATTAGGCAAATACCTATTCAAAGAAAACAATGCAAACTAAAGCAGAACGTAGAGAAAAGAAAAAAACAAATAATAGCAAAATGATAGTAACAGGTCGTTCTATCTTCACTTTAAGCAGAATTAAAGCTGAAAAAGCAATAAAAGCAAACAAACAACTCAATGAAAATAACAAGAGAAATAACAATTAAAAAGAGATATTTTGAACTATTACCTACAATTTCCATCAGATATAATCCAGAATTTGGTCTTTGTTTAGGATGGCTCTGGTTTTTTATTCTCATTGATTTCTAAAAATATGCAAATCAAAGAATTATTAGACAAAATAACGCCATATTGTGACAAAATAATAAAAGGAAATAAACATATAAAAGCTTATGTCAAAGGAACAAATTCGATTATAACAATAGCATCAACATCAAGCGATAGAAACTTTCATAGACAAGTATATCGTGATTTCAGGAGAAAAGGAGTTATTATTAAAGAACTAAACTATTAAAATGATATTAATCGAAACAGAAAAAATACCAATAAAAATGTGGCTAGAAACAATAGAAGATGGAGCAATGGAACAAATAAAACATCTTGCAAATCTTCCTTTTGCCTTTAGACATATAGCAATTATGCCAGATTCACATCAAGGATATGGAATGCCAATTGGTGGAGTTCTAGCTACAAAAGATGTAATCATTCCAAATGCCGTTGGAGTTGATATTGGTTGTGGTATGTGTGCAGTCAAAACTTCTCTCACAGAAATAGATACAGAAACTCTTAAAAAGATTATGGGAGAAATAAGAAAAGAAATTCCAGTAGGGTTTAAGAAGCACGATGAAGAACAAAACGAAGGATTACTACCAAATGGTAAAAAAGAATTTATGGATTCTTTAACACCAATCATAGTTAAAGAAATGAGTAATGCTTTAAAATCTCTCGGAACTCTTGGTGGAGGAAATCACTTCATAGAAATTCAAAAAGGTTCTGATGGACATATTTGGATTATGATTCACTCTGGTTCAAGAAATCTCGGCAAACAAGTTGCTGATTTTTACAATAAAAAAGCTATTGAATTAAACAAAAAATGGTTCAGTTCAGTCCCAGAAGAATGGGAACTTGCATATCTTCCAATTGATTCAGAAGAAGGAAAAGCATACATAAGAGAAATGAATTATTGTGTAGATTTTGCTTTAGCAAATAGAAAACTAATGATGTCACGCATTATGAGTTGTTTTTATGAAGCAATTCCAACAGGAAATAAATTTAATCAATTAGAATTTATAAACATCGCACACAATTATGCAAAACTTGAAAATCATATGGGAAAAAATGTTTGGATTCATAGAAAAGGAGCAACCTTGGCCGACAAAGATACTATTGGAATCATACCTGGTAGTCAGGGGACAAAGAGCTACATTGTTAAAGGCAAAGGAAACATTCTATCATTCAAATCCTGCAGTCATGGCGCTGGTAGGACAATGGGTAGAAATGAAGCAGTCAAAACACTAAATTTAGAAGAAGAAATAAAGAAACTTGATGATCAAGGTATCATTCACGGAATAAGACATCAAAATGATTTAGATGAAGCATCAGGAGCTTATAAAGACATAGATATCGTTATGAAAAATCAAGAAGAATTGGTAGAAGTTTTAGTCGAACTTACACCATTAGCAGTAATCAAAGGATAAATTCGCCACCCAATAGGGTGGCAAACTTTGGGAGGTATGTCAGCCGTTCAAGTCGGCAGGCAGGATGTGAAGTCGTACACAAGTATCGTCAGGACTTCTGGCGCACATCTCTCCAGGTTTGCTACTCTATCAACATTACAATGACAATAAAAGAATTAATAAGAAAATTACAAGAATATCCAAGAGAAGATGCAGAAATCTTCATGTCAAATGATTCAGAAGGAAATGAAATTAAAACAATTGATACCATCGCTTCCATAGAATTAGATAAAAGTAATAATGATGGAACTTATGATGCATTTGTCATCTTCCCAACTGATACAGTAATCAACCAATAAAATGGAAAACAAACCAAAAGAAGAATTAGCTACAGATGAACAAATAGATGCCGCCGCAAAAGAATGGGTAGATTCTATGAAAGACATCAATAAACTAAAAAAAATCGATGAAACAACAAAAGTTAAAATGATTGCAGCTCGAGATCGATATAAAAGAGCAAATGAAACAATCAGAAACTTTAAAATCGATTCATTACCAAACTTTAAAGATTAATAAAATGGAATTAGACATGTATTTATCAAAAAGAACTTATATCGGCAACGAATATAGGAAGCCTGAAGATAAAATAAAAATAGAAAATCCAAAATTATCTAGTGTTAATGTAGACAAAATCACATATATCACAGAAAATGTAGGATACTGGAGAAAAGCCAATGCAATTCATGGCTGGTTCGTAAATGAAGTTCAAGAAGGAAACGATAACTGTAAAGAATACAGAGTAGATAAAGATGATTTCAAAAAACTATTAGTAATCATCAAAAAAATCCTTAAAGAACCTAGCAGCGCCAAAAAGTTACTACCAACATATGAAGGATTCTTCTTCGGAAGCTATGAATATGACAAATATTACATAGAAGATCTAGAATACACAAAGAAATTATTAGAAGAAATAATAGCCAAAAATGATGATTATGGAGAATACTATTATCAATCAAGCTGGTAAAACTATGGCTAAAAAACAAGAAACCTGCTCATGTGGAGCAAAACAAGATATAAGATATAAATTCATCAATGTTACAACAACAAAAAAAGGAATAAGTACAACAACAAAAAAGAAAGTTCCTTGTAATAGAAATGAATTAATCTGTCATTGTGATTCATGTGGAAAGAAATGGGGAGATCATAAAAGCTGCTTAACTGAAGGAAAAATGAAATTCAAATGCGTAGCATATAAAGATTTCTATGAAATTGATAAAGAAACAAAACATAAAACGTTTCTATATCACGGTCCATGCAACAAAATAATAAAAGACCAAACCCAAGAAAGATACAATAAAAAAGGAAATTATTGTAATGAATGCAATGCCAGCTGTGAACACAATAAAAACAGTAAAGAAGCAAAAAGAGTTAGAAAATTATTAAATTCAATTAACCGAAATGAGCAAAAAGAAGAAAAAGACAATTGATATTTATGATGTCGATCATCCATTTCGTCGAACGGCAATCGATCTCATAAAATCAGTCATTGAACCTCTAATGCAAAGAGGTATTAATGGCCAACAATATTACAATTTAGAAAATAGCCTAACAATCGCAATAGATAAAAGACTAAGAAATCTAATAAAAAGTCCAATTAAAGCAGACCTAAATCCAACTCATTCAAGCAAAGTTTTAAGTAATGATCATCTAGATGAAAGTGATAATGATGAAGATGATGATGACTATGACGAAGACGATGATGAAGATGATAGCTGGTAACAAAATGAAAAAAACAAACAATCAATTTGTTAAAGATATCAAACATCTAAAAGAATTAATCAAGCAAAAACATACAGAATTTGCTCTTATTCTAATGGGTGGTGGTGCATATAGCCGAAAAACAATCAATTATAGCAACAAAACTAAAAAGTTTAGAATCATAAATCACATAGATGATTCAAAACAATCTTTAACAAAAAAACAATTAATGGATGAAGATTATACTCTAATCGGCAAGGCGATACCATTAAGATCATTAATAGCAATAATAGAATAATAAAATGCCGTGGAAATGCCCAGAATGTGAAGCAGAAATAGATCAATTAAGCTATTCAGTCGCCACAAATGGAACAGAATATGGAACAGCTCAATTAGATGATGAAAACAAAGAAGGTAGAGATAGAATCTGCGATCATGATTTTGATGAATCAGGAGACGCAGATTGGGATGGAAATCCAGAATACACATGCAGAGAATGCGATGCAGAAATAGATATTGACGATCTAATATGGTGTGATAATGAAGAAGAAATTGAAAAAAAAGAAGAAGAAAAAAAAGAAGACGAAGAAGTCCTTCACTCAATTATTAAACCCGAAAAGGAAATCATATCAAAAGACAATATCAAAGATGCATCACAATCAAGCATAATCTGCAAAAATTGCAGACATATGTTCGTAGCATCAGAAAGTTATCAAGAAGATTTCTATGATTGTCCAAAATGTGGAACAACAAATTCAACAGAAGAATTTAAAACTCTATTAAAAGAAGGTTATTATTCTCAAAAGAAAAAAGATGATACAAACAAACAGAAGATTAAACATGGATCTATCAAGTCTATGGTCAAATCCAGAAGGAAGATTCATTCTTAGATTCAGAGATCTATCAGAAGAAAAAAAGATAAGTCTATCAAAAAGAATCAAAGCAACCGCTCCATATTACAGAATCAAAAGTACTAGAGGACCATCTGTAGAAGAAATTCAAACAACATTAATGGAATTCAATCCAGTAATCTTCGCAGAATATAATGGGAATAACACAAATTCATACAGAAATTTCGCCATATATTCAGTTTATTCAATGACAAGTTATTGTTACAAAAAAATATGCAGTGCTATTTATTATCTTATTTGTCTTAAAAGACCAATGAGAAAAAATGAAATAGAAAAAATAATAAGCACAACAACCATAGATTGGAACATAACAACAAACTTCATGAATGATAATTATAGAGGCGAAGATAGATCAATCACTCCAGAACCAGAAAGAATAAATATACCAGAAATAGGAATGGAAGAAATCACCAATATAAGATTAAGAACAGAACATGAAGGAAGTGGAAGAATCCCAAGAGCAATGAGAGAAGAAGAAGGAACAAGTTTTGGAATCGGAGAAGACTTATTAAGATATGTAGACACAAGAAGAAGAATAAACGAAAATAGAGATGCTTTAGGCTCTTTTGCTTATAGCATAACTCCAAATCCAACAACAGAAGAAATAGACAACTCTATAGAAGCATTACTCGCAGAAAATGATGAAGATACATTAGAAGAAAATTAATAACAATAACAAATGGTAAAAACAAAAAAAACATTTGATTTCAAGATCGGAGCAGATCCTGAATTCATTTTAACAATGCAAGGCAGAAAGGTTGATGCAAAACAAACAATGGAATTAATGTTAAGCAAAAAGCCAGGTCTAAAATATAATTCCAGCAAAATGGGATTTGAAGTAGGAGAATGTGGAAATATTGGTTGGGACGGTGCAAGCTCAACAGGAGAAGTAAGACCAAATGCAAGCAATAATCCAAAAGAAGTTGTAAATAATCTAGCAACATTATTCACAGCATTCACAAAACACATCAAAATTTGTGATATGTCAACAATATCAGAATTCAGCTCAGTAGGAGGACATATTCACCTTGAAATTCCAAAAGGAGAGAAATGGTCAAATGAAAAGAAAAACACAATCCATAGAAGATTAGCATCATTTTATCTTCCAATTCTTATAGCAGAAAATAAAACAAATCTTAATTTAAGACTCAAACAAGGATACGGAGGATTAAAAGATATGAGAATAGAAGAAAGATTCAAATACGAAGATGGAAAACCAGGGTTTACTTTTGAATTTAGATGTCCATCAGCAGAATGGCTCACAACTCCAAAAGTCGCAGCAGCAACAATGTCATATTTAGCAGTTGTTTATCATGAAATAATAAATCATCCAAAGAATTTTGCCAAATTCAGCGATATGATCTATAAAAGCGATAAACAAGGAGATGCTTTACAAACATTAGCAATAATGGAATTTGATCTATTAACAAACAGTTTGTTAGCAAAAGCAAAAAAATATGTAAGAACTTTCGAAAGATATTCAGATTTCAAAGAAGAAATAGAATATATATTCAATCCAAAACAAGTCATTAAAGACAAACAAAAAGCAGATTACAACATTGCTCAAGGATGGGGATTAATAGAAAAATCAACAATGCCAAAGAAATCAGAAGTCATGGCATCAAAGAAAACAATTCAAGGAATCGCAAAGAAAAGCGATTTTGACGTTCTTAAAAGAGTAATGAATATTCACTACAATGATGATACCAATGTAGCTTTATTTGCAGAAAATCTAAAAGATAGAGTCGCAGCATTCAATTGGAAGTTAAAAAACAATTATTTCATATTCGGAATGAGAAAAGGAATCAATGAAATAATAGCCAAGAATATGAAAGACGAATATTTGACTGGGAAAACTCTAATAAAGACAATCCTAGATAAAGAATATATGGACAATTTATTCCATAAAATGAATCAAAAATTCTGCAATTCAAATGATATGACAAGAGGAACAACAATAGATTTCATCACAGGTAAACCAAAAGACCTAAGAGAATCAATTATTGTAATAGGAATTCCTTATGAAATGAGAGTAAATGAAAATATGAAACCATTTCTAAACTTTGTCTGGTCAATAGAAAAGAACGAAAAAGCAATGATTAATGCAAAAGACGAAGCATTAATTGATGATGTTGAAAAACCCCTAGAAGAAAAAGGAGAAATATACAAAATTCTCACAAAACAAACAGAAGTTCCACAACAAGTAGTGATTGATCAAGGATCAACAAGTCTACACAATCATGAAAGAGCAGTCGATGCAATGATTAACGAAGTAGAAAGAGAAGAAGTTAATAATTAAACAAAACAAACAATATGTGTGGAATATTAGGAGCATTCAATACCAAAATTAAGAACAAACCTGTTGAAGACGTAAATGATTTCATAATAAATCAATTCGAAAATCAACATGCAAGAGGACAAAAAGGTTTTGGAATCATTAGAATTAATGAAAAACAAGACATAGAAATA